AGTCCTGGCAATAACTCTGGCCCTTTTCAGCGCTAACCCGGATTCAGTCATTTCCTGTGCTAGTTTTTCGTAACTCCACCCCTGTTCCATTGACTTATCCAGCATGTCAATTATCTGCTTTCTGGTTGTCCGGCTGATGTCAGTCACAAATATCAGCGCAAACTTACTCAACGCGTCCAATATGCTGTTTAGCCACCCCAGCCCTATGCCCATAAGAGCCTTCTCCTGCCTCCGGGGTACCGGGTATTCCCTGAGGGTTTCCCGGTATGCGATCCTGGCCATCTTGCCACCGGCGTCCTTGTACATGGCTGTAATGATGGCGATTAGTTCAACATCTATTCCAGCATCCAGTACTTTCCCTTTTGCGTAATCTTCGCCCCCTATCCTAACCAATGCCAGCGCTGCCCGATATTCCTTTTCAATTTCGCGTTTAATTCTGGGCAGATACTTATTCTCTACCTTAACTAAGATTGTTGTTTGATCCAGCCAGTTCATCATTTGCGTTTATGTCTAATCCGGCATCTCCTATTGGCTTATACCCACTTGGCACCCACTGCGTATTCATTAATTCCTCATCGCTTAACTCATACCCCCTTAGTTCCCTTTTTTCGTTCGGGGTGATTTCCCACGCGTCTTTCAGCGTTAACAGCATCTTTTGAAAGTCCGCCTGAAGGTCGGGCAGTTCTGAATAGTCGGCGTCAATATAAGCCGTGCCCTGTAGCCCGAAGGCCCTAAGCAGGGAAGAATTGTATATGCTCAACAGGTCTGCCATCTCTGACATTAGTTTATCAGTGTATACCTGTGCCCGGTACTGCGTAATATTGTTGTTTGCTGATTCTGAAAGATCCCATATCCCCGCAGGGACATTGTAAAGCTGTGCTACCCTGGTAAGGCTGAACTTTTGCGCCTCTATATAGGCCATTTCCCGAGCCGACATAGATAAATCAAAGAATCTTGGATCAGGGCCGTTAATGCCAGCTATCGTCCCGGCGTTCTTCGACCCGTTGATACGCTCGTTAATAGCTGTAAGCTGTTTACCTAGCTGTTCGGTAGTAAGTTCCATTGTGGCCGCTGCCGCACTCATAGCAATCACTCCGGCTGCTCCACGGTTAGCGTAGTTCTGCGCGGCTGATTGCTCTAGTATATCAACTCCTTCCAGCATTCGGCGTCCGGCTGTCAACGGAGACAACCCCCGCAAATGTATATGGGTAGTTGTGTCAAAGTCAAAGCGCGGGTATCTCCACAAAAGTACATCTGTGGTTTCCAGCACCTTCATGGCCGGTAGTTCAATCACCCATTGTTTTATGCCATAGGCGTCGTCTCGGTCAGGAACCAGGTACATATTTTGCGGAGGCAGTGGGTACATCTGTAGTACCGGGGAATCTTCGTTTCCTTCTTGTTCCCGCACCAGCCAGGAGAACCCCTCCCCTTTCAATAATTTGAACCCGTATAGCGTTTGCAAGAAAATATCCGATGTCATGGCCGGATTGGGCTGTTGCAGGAGTTTTGCCAGCGGTGATGATTCGTCTGCCTGCTCCAATGCCTTCCGCTGTAGGCGTTTAACCTTCAGGAACATGGCCGGGGACTGATATTGGTATTTTTTGACCCTGTTATACTCTTTGAGCGCCTTTTGATCGGAAATCTTGTACACCCGGATTGGGATTTGGCTGAATTTCGTCATTAGGAACGAAACCACGGTATACACAGCGTCTATTGACGTGTAGGCCTGATCTTGCTTATAATTGCTTGTAATGGGCGTTAAAATGCCCTCTATACGCTTCTGTTCAACGATGTTGGGATTTAGCGACTTGCGCCACGGCCATTTAAACATTTATTTTGCCTTATTGGGATAAAAATAACACTAAAACGCGAATATTTCGACCTTAGGCTGTAAATGTGTGTGAACGCAATACCTGGTAGCATCACAAAGGTGATCGGCTACCTTAACCGGCTCTTCAATCGGGTTGCCCTCTTTATCTAACTTCCAGCGGTATGACTGAAATTCCGATTCCAGGTTAGCCCCGTGGATATACAAGTCCTGAGACTTCATCGTTAATATCCCGCTCCATACGTCTTTTACCGCTGGGAGGATGTTGATTCCATACCTGAATATTTCCTCAATGCTCTTTGGTTCTGCTGCGTCAGCGTACACCGGCGCGTATCCGATGTTTAGATTTTTCAGATATTCCGCACACTCGGTAAGCGTCATGCCTGAGCGATATAGTATTTCTTCAACATAAGTCTTACCCTCGAAAAACTCGACCTTTACCAACGCCGTAGGGTTTACATAGCCGAAATCTAGCCCGTAGGCTATATCCCCCTTGCCGGGGCCTATGCCGCGCTTCCAGTGGCTGTAAATGATTTCTTTAGATGCCCCTCTTTTCCCTAGCCCGTACACATTCCACATGAACGGATCAGGCAACTCTTTATAGCCCTCAATAATCGCTACCTGATTAGGGGATAGGTTGGACAGGTTGTTTCGGTAGGTAGAGTGTATGCACTTGTTTTTGGGATCGTCTGCCACCTTATACACCCAGCATGTAAATTCAGACGGGTTAAGGTCCAGAAGTATCTGGCCTGTGGTTCTCATGGCTAACTGGTCAAACAAGGCCTTGCTGACAAGATTAGCCTCATTTATGAACAGGTAGTCGCGTCCGGGGCCGTGCGCCTTGCTGGGATCTTCCAGCCCGATTAATTCGATATACGACCCGTTTGGGAAGGTGTAAACAAAATCGGTGTATGAAAAGCGCTGTTCGTCCCATAGTCCCCAGGCTTTCATGATCTCGGTAAAGTCACGGTAAACGCCTTTTTTTACGTGTGGCAGGGAGTGTGAGCAAATAGTTATCCTTGTCTTAGGCTTGCTGTCGGCTATGTAGATAAGTAGCTGAATAGCCGAATAGGTCTTACTCGACCGGCTGCCGCCCTCGTTAATGATAATCGGATAGCCAGCCTCCAGCGCCTTTTTTGTGGCATAAAATACAGGTGACGCCTTAATCCTGAATCGGGTCGCTTGCTCCATCAGGCTCAAAGATATATTCGTTTGCCGTAACAGCAACCTTTGCCTGTATTTCGGTAGGGATTAGCTTAGCAGCTATCCGGTAGAACTCCGTAGGCTCACCTTTTGCCCACGCCTTTAGGTTTACCTTTGGATCAGATTGAAGGTCGTTGAACACGGCAAGAACCGTTTCTTTCACGGTTTTATTTAACTTCCCTGGCCCCCTTGCCGGGACTGCCGATCTATTCTCTTTAGTGAATTTGCCCACAATTAGCCACATTTTGCGCTAAGTTACGGTATTTGTACATACAACGTTCCACGTGTAACGTTAACGCCTCGACAAACCCGCCATTACGCATTCAATCTCCATACTGAACGGCTCAGTTGGCTTCGTTCGATACTCCTTAGGCAACCAATTCCTAATGTATTGAACGGACTTTACCGCCTTGCTGTTTATTACTAATACCGGGGCGTGTTTAAGCATCCAGCGCCTTTGTCTGCCTTGTTTGCCTGGTTTCATGGCTGTAATTTACGGAGTATATGTCAGCTCCTGCCCTGTCAGGGCGAAGTAAAGGTTCTGGAGTTGGTGGAGGTGCGAAATCCGATCCCCTAAATAAATACCGCCAATTTCACTATAAACATGGCGGCTGTTAAATCTGAAATCCATCTTCAGTGCTCCAACTTTTAATTGCTGGGCTTGTGCCCACACGTTTTCCATTATCTCCGGCGTCAGGGGGATGGGGCGCGCTTCAATTGATCCACAAGATATGTCAGCTATTAATGACGCGTGAACCTTTACCTGTGTTTCAATGGAAACAAATATTTTAGCGTCAGAATGAAAATTTGGCATTGATTTCCATTCCCCGCCAATTTTAATCCAGTTGCCAATCCTTAGTTCATTTGCTTTTATCATTGTTTTAGATTTTACGCCAATTCCAACAATACTTTAAACTGCTCCCGAATATCGGCAAGTGTCCGGGTATTGCTTCCGGACATGACGTGTAGAAGTTCGTGAATGATTCCGCAATCGCCTATGGTTGCTTCCCGCCCTGATTCCTTCAGGTAGCAGATAACGCAGGCAAGGTGGACGGCTTCGATGATGTTTGTGCGGAATGAGGCGTCGTCCATTGCGACGAAGCGGAGGTATTCAGACTTCAACTCCTGGTAACTCAGTTTGTACGTTTCCGTTTCGCCTGATGGGGTTTCTATTGTGTAGGTCATGGTATAGTATAAGCAAGTTTTAAAGCGTTTTCGATCCCCGCGTAGTACATGAAGTACATTTGCCAGTAGATTTCAATGCGTTCTTCTTTGGTGTATTTCATTTTATTGCCATTTAATTGTTATCGCCGTGAAACTCGTGGCTTTCACAGGTGTTGTAGAACTCTTGCAGGGTGTCCCACGGTGACAGAGTGCCAGTCTTAAAGCCTTCATCGTGTTTCGGGTGATTGCACTGGTGGTGGGTTTTGCCCGCGATCTTAAAGGCTGTACTTGA